TCAAAAATCCTTTAGCTGGATGGTCAGGGAAAAGTCACGCAGGCTGGAGCCGGGCTCCTTGTCATATGCAATCTCCTGGATCACAGATTTCAGCATCATATTCCGCGATTGCGCGTCAGCGGCGCTGTAAGCCTCCAGAACGCTTTTAATCTTTCGGAAGGCAACTTCTCGTTTTTGGCCATTCGCGCGCTCTATGGCGTCAATTTGGGCGTCCTCCTGCCTTTTGAGCAGGCTTTCTTTTTCCTGGAGCAGTTTCGAGCGCTCCACAAAGACGTCAACGGTATACACGCCCTGCTCCAGCAGGTCGTGCAAACTGCCCTTTTGCCGCTCAACGGTCGAAATCTCCTTGCGGATCACACGCAGCGTCTTTTCGAGCACGCTGGTATCTTGTGGCTGTTGGCTTTCGAGCTCAACCGCAATTTCTGCGAGATGCTGACGGAGAAACGAGAGGACCGCCTCCTCGACAAAAGCATGCTGTGTCGATGGGATGCAGCCTTTTCGCGGACAGATGAGATATGGCCTGCGAATGCGTTGGCCGCAGATTCGCCGCTGCATACTCCCGCCGCAATGGCCACACTTGACCAGACCTGCGAGCGAATTTTCGACAGTGCCTTTGTAGTAGGGCGGATGATATCTCCCGGATAAAATCTCCTGCGCGCGGGAAAAGGTAATCTCATCGATGATGGGCGGATGAATCCCATCCGAGTAGGTCCATTGATCCGGTTTATTATACACGACGATCGTTTTAACGTTTCCGTGCGATCCCTTGCGGATCTGTTTTTTCTGGTTCCAGACGATTTTTCCGATGTAGGTGGGGTTTTTGAGGATCTTGCGGATCGACGTCCTCGCGAACCGATCGGACCGGTGCGGCTTTGCGCCGAGGTCCGAGATCGTCTCGGCGATCGTGTGGGTGCCAATCCCCTGATTGACGTACATATCAAAAATCATCCGCACAAAATAAGCCTCCTCATCGACAATTTCGAGGGATGGCATTTTATTTTTGGTGACTTTTCGGTATCCATAGGGAGCGTTTGCGATGTAGCCGCCGTCCTGGATGGTTTTCTGCAGGCCGCGATTCAGCCGGCGTTTGATCTGTTTGAGCTCCTGCCGCGCCATAAACGTTTCAAATTCGGAGTAGGTTTCGTCTAGATCGTTGTTGAGATCGTAAATTTTACGAGGAGTAATAATTTTGCAGTTGTTGCGCTTGAGCGTCTCCAGGATGATCCCCTGGTCGCTCATCGATCCGCGCCCGAGCCGGTCGATGTCCATGCAGAGCACGGCGTCGCAACCCTGGTTTTCGATGTCGTTCAGAAGCCGCAGCATTTCCGGGCGGGCATAGAGCGTTTCGCCGCTTACGACCTCCTCATAAATCTCCTCGATGTCCAGGTCATTCTTGCGCGCGAATTCGAGCAGCTGCTCACGGTGCCGCTTGAGGGTCGCCTCGACGGGCTCATTCAGTTCTTCGGTGCGGGATTTTCGCAGATAAATCCTGGTTCCCACGAGGCCGGCCTCCTTGCTTTTTGGGAGATGATTTGTTATAATCGCTGCAGGCGCTGCCAGCGGCGGCGGTAGGCGGTTAAGTCTTGCCCCTGAAAGGGGGCGTTGCTTATGGAATACGGGCTAATCATCCTTGTGTTGATTTTCGCCACGGGATACATAATTGCAATAAAAAAGAAATAACCGCCCAGCGACCAAACTAGCGGTTATTTCTTAACTACTTCTTTGGGGCGTAACCGTCTACCGGCAGCGCCTCTTTGTGTTTTTATTATAACCGCGATATTTCATTGTGTCAAGAAAACAGGATTGCCTACGCGACAAATATTTGTTATAATTGCCGCAGGCGCTGCCAGCGGCGGCGGTAGGCGGTTAAGTCTTGCCCCTGAAAGGGGGCGTTGCTTATGGAATACGGGCTAATCATCCTTGTGTTGATTTTTGCCACGGGGTACATAGTTGCGATAAAAAAGAAGTAGCCGCCCTCACGACCAAATGAAGCGGCTACTTTTAGCTTATTCACGAGGGGCGTAACCGTCTACCGGCAGCGCCTCTTTGCGTCTTTATTATAACCGCGATATGTTCCGGTGTCAAGAATGCCGCCCCGAAAGGGGCGGCATTTATCATTTAATTTCAAAGATCAATTTGTTCTTTCCATCATTTTTGTTCGTTTCAAAGCCGCCTATTAAGAAATATTGATAATTTGAAACGTCCTCCGGGCTGCAATAAATGATATACAATTTATCGTTTTCGTGATCACGATAGACCCATGTTTCCAATTCATCAATGGATTCATCTTTGACGGTTCTAAGGTCTCCATATGAATAATCAGAGGTAAATGCTACCAGCATGTCATAGTCACCTATAACATCTAAAACGACAGTGTTTTTTAGGACTTCCGAACCTATGTTGAATTCTGGATAATATGTTACGCTATCGATACTAAATCCACCTTTAGGTTGAATGGGATAAGATTTTCCGAGCTCTCCAATACGCGCGGAATTACTTTCAGCAATTTCTTCTAAGGACATATTAACTTCATTTGAGCTCGCAGGTGGCGCTGAAGATGAGGAGATTTGTGGTGCTGGTTCGCATCCTAACAACAATGATAATACGCCGACCATAAGCAAGGATATTAAGGTTTTCCGCATTTTGCAGGTCCTCCATGATGTCTTTATTTTGACTTTCCTGTGTTGTCGTTTTCCGATAAAGCGGCTCCTAAGCTGTCAGCCAAATTTCACAAACAAGATGTTGCCACTCCGCTTTATCAGGCGGTCCCCTCTCTAGGGATAGCAGCTCCTTTCGTGAGCTCGGCAAGCTGGCCGAGGATCTTCCCTTGATCACGTACTGGTAGGGCATTGTAATACTGTAAGAGCTCCAGCTCATCATCCCGCAAGGATAATGAGCTCTTTTCTTTTTCCCCACTCAAGAGAAAATAAGGGGAAATGCCTAAAAATTCGCAAATGGGTAAAATGGTTTCGCTTGATGGATTTTTACCGTCTTTGCACCAACCATTCACAGTACTCGGAGTAACGTTTAGATACTTTGCGAGCTCAGACTGCTTTTTCTTTTGCTCTTTTAGCAGTAATATAACTCGCTCACCTATCCGCAAAAGCACACCTCCCTATTTGGTCACAATGTACAAATATACTCGAAAGAGTAAAAAAATGCTTTACAAATACCCTTTGGAGTATTATAATGCAGTTGTACCCGTAAAATAGACGACAAAAACAAACCGAGCCGCTGCCCTACCAAAGCACAGTCGATTTGTTTTGTGATTACTGACAGGCAGCATCTCCCTTACCTTGAGGCGATCAGCACCCCAAAGGTTTATTGTCAATACCTCTGCTGTCCGCTGCCTGTCAGCTCTATTTTACTTTTTTTTGCAGGAAAAGTCAACAATTGCAAACCGCTAAAGACTTGCGCGGTTTGTCAAAATTCACGAGGGGAGCGACAGAAAATGAAAGTGGCCGTCACCATGGAAAAGCTCCAACAGATCGTTTACTACGTCACCAATGCGCAGATCTCGCGGCAGCAGCGCGAACAAATCCACCAGGCGGTTTTTGAGAGCATCCTGCTCGGCGAAATCGACATGGATGCCTTCGCGGTCAGGGAGATCGAGGAACCGCCCTCTCCAGTGCCGCGAACGGTAAACATCGACGCTTTTCTGCACTCCTTTGTGGACGCCGGCGACAATCAGGGTTGGATCCAGGCGAAAAGACTGTATCAGCAGTATGTCGATTGGTGTGTGTCGGTGGACGAAGAACCCGCATCTATGACAGCATTCTCCGCAGCGCTCGCGGTAGCCGGAATGGAAAAAGTAAAGCGCTCAGATGCAAATTATTACTACTTGCAGCGCAGCGGAGGTGATGTGGAATGATTTCGTCTGATGAGCTGCGCGGGGAGATTAAAAAGCAGCTCGATATCCGGCGCTGGAACTACAATGACCTCGGAAAAGCGACTGGATTTTCCCCTGATAGTGTCCGGGTGTATATGAGTGATAACCACAAGCAGTCGGATCGCTTCGAGCGGCTTGTCTGCTGGGCGCTGGGGATCAAGCGCTCCTGATGATCTTATTATCCTACAAAAAGGAGGTTTTTGCCATGAGCGAATCCTGCAAGAATTATTACAAAATGTGCAGGGAAAATGCCGATATGACGCAGGAATATGCTGCGGGCGCGCTCGGCGTCGCCGTCCGGACACTGTCTGATTACGAAAACGACAAGCTGCCAGTGCCGGACGACATCGTTGACCGCATGTGCAGTCTGTACGACACAAATTATCTTGCCATGTGGCATTTGAAAAACAAGAGCTGCCTCGGTCGGTACCTGCCGGATATTTCAAAACCCGAGACGATCGGCGACATGATGTTTTCCTTTGCGCTGGCGCAGGAGGGTGTCGATGAGTCCTACGGCATGATCCGTAAGATATTCCGGGACCGGGAGCTCTCTCTGGACGAGATCCCCGCGATGGAGCAGGCGCTTGCCGGCGCGCGGGAAGCGCTGAACAACCTGACATCCACGATTTTTTACGCCGAGCAGCGGCTCGAAGATACGAAACGCCGGGAGGACATGCAAAAGTAGGGATGTCCGGATCATAGGGATAAGCGAGGTGACTTTGATGCCGGAGATGTACATGGGCCGATTTTATGGATCGGTTGAGGTGGATGAGATTCACGAGCTAAATTATGGCGAGCAGGGCGTTACGCGGGTCGGCATCAAGCGGATCCCGACGACACCGGAGGAAAAAGAACGAATCAGAAATACACTGATCAGAATTGCGCAGCATGTTATTGAGACGCTGCCGGACGATCAGGAGGAGGGTAAAAATGCTGAACAAAACGGTCATGATGGGGCGGCTGACGGACAACCCAGAACTGCGTGAAACGGCGACGGGCGTAAAAGTCTGCACATTTTCGGTTGCGGTCGAGCGTAATTACAAGGTAAATGGAGAGCAAAAGACCGATTTTTTCAACATCGTTGCGTGGCGCGGCACGGCTGAATTAATCTGCAAGTATTTCAAAAAAGGCAAGCCGATCATTTTGGAGGGACACTTTGAAAATCGATCCTACATAGGCAACGACGGAAATAAGCGGTATGTGACCGAGCTGATCGTCGATCAGATCAACTTCGCCGGCGACGGCGTGAAAAAGAGCGAGCCGCCGATGCCGGAGCCGCCTCCGGAGTCACGCGCCGGACAAGCCTCATCAGCTCCGACCGCCGCTCCGCCGACAGATGGGAGCGATTTTGCTGAGATGGCCGCCAATTCCGATGACCTGCCGTTTTAAGGAGGCGAGGATATGCAGATAATTTGTATCATCAATCTAAAGGGCGGCGTCGGAAAGACGATCAGCGCGATCAACATTGCACATGTGCTGGCGGCTGTCCATAACTGCCGGGTGCTGCTTGTCGATATGGACAAGCAGGGGAACAGCACCAAATTTTTTGGGAAACACAGCTATGACACGCGGAGCGTTTCGGACGTGCTCACCTGGAGCACGGATATCAACACAACGATCCTGCGGACTGCCTTCGAGCGGCTGGACATCATCCCGGCCAACATGAGCCTGCTGCGCACGAACAGCTCTCTACTGATCGATACGAGCCGGTCGAGGGATTTTCGCCTCAAGCGTGCTTTGCAGACGATCGAATCCGCCTATGACTACTGCGTGATCGACTGTGCGCCGGATATCAATATTGGCGTGATCAATGCGCTCATGGCTGCCGACGATGTGCTTGTACCGGTCAAGATTGATAAATTTGCCTTTGACGGCCTGCAGGAGCTGGTCGAGCAGATCGACGACGTGCGCGAAAGCAATGAGCGGCTGCGCTTTGCGGGATGTTTTTTCACGATGTTCCAGCGCAACAACGTGAGCGTGCAGGGGGACGAGTGGCTGCGCGCGGAGCGGCAGTTTCCGGTATTCTCCACGCGGATCCGCAACACGGTCAAAGTGACGGAGTCCACCTATGCCGGGCGGCCGTTGCTCGAATACTCCAAAAACTGCACGGCTGCAAAAGATTATGTCGCTCTGGTGGACGAATACCTGGGCGAACTGGAGGAATGACAGCATGGGAAAATTCAGTATCCGCGAGATGATGAATGAGTCCGCGCCGCCAGCGGAAAACGCCGCGATAGAGTCTGTGGATGTTTCGACGCCGTCGGTCCGGACGATCGAGCAGGTGACGGTCGAGATCAATTTTTATAAGCAGCAGACCGTCCAAAATATCATTGAGATTGGAAAACGGCTCATTGAGGCGAAATCTATGCTCCAGCATGGGGAATGGTCGGGATGGTTGCAAGATCATGTTGAATTGACACAATCTACGGCAAACCGATTCATGCAACTTGCACGAGAATTTTCAAATTCCGCACCGGTGCGGAATTTGAATTACTCGCAAATGCTTGCACTGATACAGATACCGGCTGAGGAACGGGAGCAATTTTTAGCCGAGTCCCATTTGGTCAACGGTCGGCCGAAAACGGTCGATGAGATGAGCAAACGGGAGCTTGAGCAGGCGATCCGCGAGCGTGACGAGGCAAAAAAGGCTGCAAACGAGGCGCGGGAAACCGCCGAACAGGAGCGCAAGCGGGCCGATGCAAATAAACGGGAGGCGCAGAATAAAGATGTGCTGTATTCAAAAACGGCTGATAAGCTCAAAAAACAACAGGATCTTGTCCAAACGCTCGAGCGAAAAGTAAAGGATTTGGAAGCGCGACCTGTTGAAGTGGCTGTTCAGGAGATCGATGAGGCTGAGAGGGAGCGGATCCGTGAGGAGCTGCGCGCCGAACTTACCTCGAATCAATCGAGGATCGCGCGGATAGAATTCCCGGATCCAGTCTTTTGCGTGGGTGATACGGATCCGCTGCCTTCTATGCAGAGCTTTGCCATAGACGAGGAGATCACGCTCGGAGCTGGAAACGCATTTATCGATGCTCTACAGGCCGCTTATGCCAATTTTGAGATGGTCGCAATGATATCCGATCCCCAAAACATAGCCGAGACGCTTTCGGTATGTCTGTCCGCGACCGAGAACATGTTGGACAAACTGCGCAGTTTACAGGCTCGCGTCGATAATGTGCGGTTATCACTCGACGATGAATTGCCGGATGAATTTTAATGGAGGGCCATAAACCAAAACCAAACCGCCCGGCGTAGCAGGGAGAAAGGGACGAGCCATGAAAAAAGAATTACCACGAATTTGTTACATACTCGGCGGGGAGTCTACGCCGCTGGAAATAGGCGAAAAATTTGAGGTTAGATCAGATTCTGACACACTTTATACGCGAGCCCACATAGAGGAGGATGGAACTGTATACGGCAGACCCGACGTAGCGATCCCAGGATGCCATCTTTGCCAACTCATCCAAGGCGAGCTAAAGCTCATCCGCCGCCCGCGCTACACCGATCAGGATATCGCAATCATGCGCGGGAGAGTCGCGGAGGGTACGCCGTGGGTGGCGAGAAACGAAAACAGGTTTTTGCGTGCGCATCAAGAGAGGCCAGTACTTAGTATTTTTGCAATGTGGCGCACGGACGGGTGGGATTACGATATTGATGCAAATTTACTGCCTTGGGTCAAACCCGGCGAGTGCGTAGACCTGAGAGAGATATTGCGGGAGGTGGATAAGGATGGATAAAAAGATACTCGATGTGACATGTGGATCTCGCACGATGTGGTTCGACAAGCACCATCCAGCTGCTATCTATTGCGATAAGCGCCGGGAGGAATATCGCAATCTTTGGAAAAACGCTGGGAATTGCGTCTTGAATATCGACCCGGATATCCTATGCGATTTTACGGCGCTCCCTTTCCCGGACAATTCGTTCGCCCTGGCCGTTTTTGATCCGCCCCACCTCACGGGGGCCAAAGAAACCGCGTGGCTGGTCAAAAAATACGGGAAGCTGGATGATAACTGGCCGCAGATGCTACATGATGGCTTTGCCGAATGTATGCGGGTGCTGAAACCAGATGGGGTGTTGATCTTTAAGTGGTCAGAATACGATATACCGGCAGAAAAAGTCTGGAAAGCAATTGGCCAGATACCGTTATTTGGACATCACAGTGGCAAGAAGTCCCAAACATTTTGGGGATGCTTTATGAAGCTCGAACCACCAAAGGAGGATCACCAATGGCTGAATACATAGATATCGTCGGCATAAAGCAAGCTGTCAACAAGGGGAAAATGCAAGCATTTGTGCGGGATGGCAGCATCTATTTGCAATGCAAGGTTTCCGGCGAATGCGTAAAGATTGGTGATGCTCCCGCCGCCGATGTCGCGCCGGTGGTGCATGGGCGGTGGATTATGCACGACGACGAATTTGGACTTACATGCGAATGCTCCGAATGCCACATCGAGACATGCGGAGATACCCCGCACTGCCCCCATTGTGGAGCGAAAATGAAATTAGTAAAATGGCCGTGGATGGACGGAGGCGAAGAAAATGAAAAATAAGCCGAATAAATGTAAAACATGTAAATATGGCGATAGCCATTGCGATTGGTGTATGACCGATCCTGACGGATCATTAAATTATGAGCCCAAAGACGATTATGACCCCATCCACGCAGCGGGCGGCTGCTATTGCCAGGAGTGCAAATATTATAGCCGCAAACCAGATGATTCTCACGGACAAATGGAGTCATTTTGTAAAAAGCTAAACCGTGATCCGACATACATAAGGTTTTGCGGATATGGTGAGCGAAAGAATGGAGGCGAAGAAAGTGCGGCTGATTGATGCACTCAGGCAGTGGATTGTAACGGCTTTGCTTTTCTGGCCGATCGGGCTGATCGGCAGCGCGGAAATGGGGAGAATGTCAATACGAGCATTGTTGCCCGCGTTATTGGCATGGCTTTTTGCCTGCTGTGGTTTTTGGCTTCTCTTGCTTTTTTGCCGACGATGGCGGCGTTACATACTTTTGGCAGCAAAAGAAAGACGCCTGCAGGCTGGCACCCACAAGCGTCTCCAGGATAATCCCTATAATCACTGTAACAAAAAAATACCACAAAAAAGTCGAATTGTCAATGAAGGGAGCAGATGAAATGAGTAAATTATTTGGGAAAATGGCGAAAGATAAGGTTACGGGCTTTCAGGGGGTTGTGACCGGAAAACTAAAATGGATGTATGGCTGTACACAGTATTGCCTTACCCCAAAAGTAGACAAGGATGGAAAGCTGGTTTCCGGCGAGTGGTTCGACGAGGGGCGGCTTGAGATCCTGAAAGACAGCATCCGTCCGGAGGAAGTAGTGGCCGAGAAAAACGGCTGTGACCTCCGGAACATGCCTGCGGCGAGGTGATTTAAATGATGGACATTATGCTTGCATATTTTATTGTGGGCATTGCGACTGCGAGTGGGGTATCCCTCGTATTTTTCATTATTCATTTGGCTGCGAGGATATTTTCTGTTTTTTTTAGGACTACATACAAAAGTAAAATAAAACTGCCAAAAGAGGAACGGCACTTTTGGGGGCGCGAAAGATGATTTTTGAGATCGTCCGCAACGGTCGGGTAGTTTGCTGGACAAGCGATCCGCAGTTGATCGACGATCGGGAGAGGTTGGAGCAGCTGATTAGCAGCGGGCACACTTTGCGATTGGACGGCCGCGAGGTCAGCATCGACAAAGTGCTGCGAATTCGCCGGACGGAGCTGCGAAAAGGAGACGAATAAAATGCCGCAAAAAAAGAGACAACTTGCGATTATTGACAGTGTGCAAATAAGCCCCGGCCGCGGAAGGGCGGCCGGGCAAACCATTTGTGAACTGCAGATGATTATAACGATCGGGGAGGAGCGCGGACAGAGAATCGTCAAGCGGTATTACTTTGATCGCGATTTGCCGGATGCGCTCAAGCAGGATTTTCTCCGGCTGGGAATGCTGGCGTCCGAAATAGGAGATTTAGAGCGGTCAAAGAGCGAGCTTGTCGGTCGGATCGCGCGGCTCTCCCTCGCAACAGACGAAGATGGTAAACTGCGGATCTTCGTCGAGGACTACATCGGATCGGACGATCCGCGCAAATATTACCCGCAGAAAAGATAGATGATCGGATGTGATTTCGTGTTCGACCGGGCACCGGACAAATTAAAGTCGATGCGGCAGTGGGTTTGCCACAAGTTTCCTAATAAAGCCCCGTTATGCCCGTTTGTAAGTGAGCGCGGCGGGCTTAAATTCGCATCCTGCAGTGATTCAAGCACGTGGGGGTCGTTTGACGATGCGATAAAGCAAGTCAAAGCGGGGCGTGCTGTGGGAATTGGCTTCCAGCTGGCAAATGGAATTGTTGGGATCGACATCGATCACTGCGTCGACGGCGGTGAGATCTCCGAGATTGCCGCCGAGATCATCGAGCAGCTGCAAAGCTATACCGAGATATCACCGTCCGGGACAGGCATCCATATTTTTTGCGAGGGGAAGCTGCCAGGCGGCGGCCGAAAGGATCCACTGCGTGGGCTGGAGATGTACGATTCGTCCCGATATTTTACTGTAACCGGCAATGCGTACCTGGACGCCAACGGAAATGCCTATCCGCTGCGTGATTGCTCCGCAGATCTGGCGGAGCTGTACAAAAAATATTTTGACGATACGCCGCCCGAACAGACAAAGCTCGGACGAAAGCCTGCTCCCGCTTCGCAGGAGCAAACTGCCTCAAAATCGGCGAGTTCTCCGCAGTCTGTTCGGGAGCTCAGCGATCAGGATATCCTCGAAATTGCGTTTAAATCTGAGGGCGGAGATAAGTTTAGGCGACTTTACGAGGGTACATACTCGGCGGGCGAAGTGCCTGCCAAAAAGGACGGATCAGTAGATCTATCCAGTGTGGATTTTGCCCTAGTCAATCATTTGGCTTTTTGGTTTAACTGCGACGCCGACCGGATCGACCGCGTCTTTCGTTCCTCCAGGATTTTTCGCAAGAAATGGGACCGGTCGGTCGGAGGAGGAAAAACTTACGGACAATACACGATCGAGAGGGCTTGTAAAGGCAAAACACAAACCTTTGTGCCATATGACCGATCAGCGCAGATGCCTAAGCGGGCGGAGGTCCCGCTTCCGGATCCACCCCTCTCTCCCCGAAAGACGGAAAGCGAAGCGGTCTCCTCAATGCTCCCAGATATTGAGGATCTGGACATTAAGCCAAACACCGCAAAATACACATATGATGATACCGGGAATGCGCATCGCTTCCGGGATGCTTTTTACAAGGATCTGCGGTATAATCACGTCGATAAAGTCTGGTACTGCTGGGACGGGCAGCGATGGGGGGAGGATCAGACTGGCGAAGTAAAGCGCCGGGCTGATCTGCTGATCGAGCGCATGGAAGATGAGGCGAAAAAAAAGGATGAGGAGTTTAGTGTGCCAATGCTCAAACTGGTAAAACGGACGCGCAGCTCAAAGGCAAAGGAATCTATGATTCGGGAGGCGCAGCATCTTGAGGGTATTCCCGTATTGCCGAAAGCCTTTGACCGATTTAAGGATGCGATCAACGTGCAAAATGGGATCGTCGAGCTCAAGACTGGCCGTATCCGGCCGCATAAGCGCGAGCTTATGCTTTCCATGATCGCCGATGTCACCTATGATCCAGACGCAAAGTGCCCCCGCTGGATGTCGTTTCTCGACGAGATTACGCAGGGTGATCCGGAGGAACAGCTTTATTTGCAGCGAATGGTTGGGTATTGCCTGACAGGTTCGACAGCTGAGCAATGTGTCTTTTTCCTTTACGGCAACGGCAAAAATGGCAAGAGCACCTTCCTCGACACCATCAGCTCGATCATGGGAGATTATGCAAAAAACAGCGAGGCCGACACGGTTATGTATAAGGACAAAGGCGGGCGCGGGGCAAGCTCGGATGTCGCCCGGCTAAAGGGCGCGCGCCTGGTCACGACGTCGGAACCGAAGGAAGGCTGCCGTCTGGATGAGGCGATGGTAAAGCAGATGACCGGCGGCGAAAAGGTTACGGCCCGAATGCTCTACCGGGCGGAGATCGAATTTAAGCCGGAGTTTAAAATCCTTATGGGGACGAACGTCAAGCCGATCATCAAGGGCAGTGACGGCGGAATTTGGCGGCGCGTCCGGATGATCCCTTTCACGGCGCAGATCCCGCCCGAGAAGGTGGACCGCCAATTGTCAGACAAGCTCAAGGCCGAGAAGTCCGGCATATTTAATTGGGCGCTGCAGGGCGCGATCGATTGGTATAAACAAGGATTTCCGCGCTGCTCACGGGTCGATTGGGCCAATGATGAGTATCGGAACGAAATGGATCGAATGAAACAGTTTGTGGATGATTGCCTGGTACAGTCGACAGGGAGCTCTCTACAGGCGTCGGTCGTTTTTGACGTCTATCGGCGCTGGTGCGAGCAGAATGGGGAGCGATACCCTATGAGCATGAGTAAATTTTCGATGGAGATGCAGGACCGTCAAGGCTTCCGTAAGCAAAAAACCTCCCGCTTTAACGAGTATTTAGGGGTGGATTTCTCCGACATCGGCCGCCAGATAGCCCTCATGGATTCCCCGCCTCCCCGCCGCTGATGGAGGGTATGGAAACATGGAGCGTTTTTCCGAAACTTTTTTTCTGCAAAAAAAATGACAATAGAAAAGTTTTGGGAAATGCCTCCAAGCCTCCATACCTTCCATTTATCAGCCAAACATGCAGGTTTGCAGTTTTACCTCACTTCCATAACCCTCCACTACCCTCCACTTTTTCTTTAATAAAAGGTTAAGAAAGAATGAATAAATTATTAATCAACAGGTTTTCAACAGAAAAACAACGCTTTCTGTTGAAAGTGCCTCCACTTTGCTTCCACTTTTCTTTTGGCATCAGCTTGCTTGCCCTTTACATCACCCACAAAGGAGGCTTTTCTTTTGACTCAAGAAGAAAAAATAGAGAAATTGCGAAAATATGTCGTCAGGATGGGGGGCCTGACGAGGAAATGCAAGGAGGCCGATCTTTGGGACAGTATGGCAGAGGGCAAAGGCGGGAGCGTGCTGCGAGCCGGCGCGCGTTCCGGCGGCCCGGACACGATTAAGGAGACGGCAATCCAGATCCGCCGCGAGTGCGAAGCGCTGGCGGCGGAGGTCGCCGAGCTTCGCAGAGAGCTGGCGCAGGCGCTAGACCGTATGCAGGATGACCAAAAGCGCGAGCTTTTGGAGAAGAAATACATCGAGGGTAAGAGTAACGCGCAGCTGTCAGCAGAGTACGGTCGCTGCGAGCGGACGATCCGGCGGCAGATTACAGGTGCGATCCGGGAGCTTGATCGTCAAAGCGGATTCTTTTGCGAGTGAGGTGTCCGGAAATGTCCGCGAATGTCCGAGAATGTCCGCAAATGTCCTCTTGAAAACCGAACCATTATTGACGTATAATAACCCTAGAGAGATGTGCTCGCAAGGGCGCGTCTCTTTTTTTATGCCCTAGTTTCCAATTTGGCGTAGTTTCGAGTGCGGGGGAAGGATTCAAATAAGGCCGCGGGGGTTTTCCACAACCTTTTCACGGCGGGCCGCCGTGAAAGGGGTTTTCCACAGAAAACGAGGGATTGATCCTCGGAAAAGGTTATCCTGATGCGGGTTTAAGGTACTTCCGGGGCCGTACCCCGGGCGCGGGCGCTTGCGAGCCCATAGAACACCTGAATTAAAAAAGGAGAATCTTACTCGAAAGTTTGAGAGCCTTGCGAGCGGCCCTTTTAGCACCGAATTTTGTGCAAAAGGACGGAACCGCCGATATGGGCGGCGCGGGTCGATGCGGTTAAGTCGGTTCGGCAAAACGACGAGGAAATGCTCTTGTGTGATTTGGGGCTGGATAGCATGGACGCGGCAATGCGGTCGATCCGGCTAGGGGTGCGGGGAAGGAGTGATCTCAATGGAGTCCGAAGGAAATAAACTGGAGAAATCCGAGCGGGTGGATCTCTATTTTGAAAAGGGGTCGATCATTGCCAGCACTAGCATTGCCGCAGCCTACTTTGATGTCACGGCATCGACGCTCAGTAACTGGATGAAGGCGGGTTGCCCGCGTTACAAATACGGTTATTGGGATATTCGAGCGGTAACGGAATGGCGTGCGGTCCAGGAGGGGCGAAAGCTGGCTGACGCCGCAGAAAAAAGTCCAGATAAATTGCCACCGGCGCAGCAGAAGCTTTACTATGAGGCGCTACTCAAGCAACAGCAGCTGGAGAACGCGCAGCTGCGCAACCGGATTGCGAGCGGCGAATACCTGTCAAAAAAGCAGATTGTGGACGATCTGGCGAAGTATTTTGTGGTCCTCAAACACTCCGTTACCGGCTTAGCCCATGAGCTGGGACAAATGGTTGCCCCCTATCTCGACGTAGACGGCGCGCGGCGAATTGACCAAATACTCAGCGAGCGAGCGCGGGACGCCCTGGAACAGTTGTCAATCACCGGCGTCTATACCGCAAAGGAGGCGGATGAGTCGCAATGATAGGCACAAGCACGGAGTCCTGGCAGATCCCTGGCTGGATACTGGAGGCGCTGCGGGCATTGCGACCGCCCGGAAGCCTTACGGTCAGCGAGTGGGCTGACGCAAACCGAGTGCTGTCAAATGGGGAGTCCGCAAAGCCCGGCCGATGGCGGACTGATTTTACGCCATATCTTCGGGCGGTTATGGATGCGTTTAACGATCCGGAGGTTGAAGAAATTATCTTTGTCAAGCCGACGCAGGTCGGAGGGACTGAGGCGATGCTCAACATGATGGGCTATGCGATCTGTAACGATCCTGCTCCGATGCTGGTTGTGTATCCGCAGAAGGAGCTGGCCGAGACGGTCAGTGATCATCGTATTCAGCCGATGATCCGCTCCTGCCCGGAACTGCGGCGGCGATTCGACGAAAACAGCAAGCGCATGGATCTCAATTTTACCGGCGGCGTCTACATTGGGATCGTTGGGGCGAATTCCCCGAGCGACTTGGCGAGCCGGCCGGTTAAGAATGTGTTTCTGGATGAGGAGGATAAGTTCCCTGCACGCGCGGGCAAAGAGGCTTCTCCGGCAGCGCTGGCAATGGAACGGCAAAAGACCTATCCGGCCAGCAAAAAGACGATGCGCGCATCGACGCCGGTCTTTGAGGGCGGCCCGATCTGGCAGAGTTGGCTACGCGCCGATACGCAGATGGAGTGCTTTGTGGCTTGTCCGCATTGCGGGGCGCAATGGACCTTTAAATTCAGGCAGCTCAAGTGGCCGGAGGGGTCAAACGAAGAACAGGCCCGCAAGCAGGCGTTTTACGTTTGCGAGGAATGTGGGGGCGTGATCACCGAAACGCAGAAGGCGGATATGATCCAGCGCTGCGCGTGGAAAGCGACACGAACCAACGGTAGCAAGCGCCGGACCGCATTTAAACTAAACACCTTTTATTCGCCCTGGGTACGATTTGGCGATATCGCGGCGGAGTTTATCAAGGATAAGGATTTTCCGGAACTGCTGCAGAATTTTATCAATTCCTGGTTGGGCGAACCATTTAAGGAGATCGAGAGTCAGATGGACGCCGGACAGCTGCTCGAGAGCCGCCAGAGCGTCTATCCGCGCGGAGAGGTGCCGCCCGGCACGGTGATGCTGACGGGCGGCGTCGATGTCCAGAAAAAGAGCTTTTACTGGACGATCCGCGCATGGAAATCCAACATGACAAGTTATAACGTGGCGCACGGGCAGGCGTTTGCCTGGCCGGAAATTGAGGAAGTTATGAATGCCTGGTACCGGGACCGGAACGGCCGGCGCTATCAGGTGAACCTCTGTGCGATCGACTCAGGCGATCAGACTGACGACGTCTATGACTTTTGTGCAATCAACCGGGAGTGGGCTGTCCCAGTCAAGGGATCGTCGAGCCGGATGATCACGAAATACCGACCGTCAACGATCGATCGGGATGGTATCTCACGCGGAATGACGCTGATTATGGTGGATACCGATTACTACAAGGATATGATTTTCGCCCGGTTTTTCCGGGATGAGGATAACGGTGGCTGGTACCTGCATGATAAATGCGATCCGGAGTATGCCGAGATGGTGACGGCAGAGCAAAAGGTGATTGAGCGTGTGCGCGGACACCTGACGAGCCGCTGGAAACAAAAGGTGACGGGTGGGGATAACCATTATTGGGACTGTGAGGTTTACTGCGCCTGTGCCGCTGATGTCTATGGACTTCGCACGCTGCGCTCAAATCAGGTCCGACAGGAGCGACAGGAGGAAACTGTTAAAGCGGAGCCGCTGTCGCGGCAGATACAACCGATACCGGACGTCTCCTCCGCGCGGCCGCCAGGTACATTCCGAAAACGAAAGAGGTGGATGATATGATTGATCCCCTGCAGGAGCTCAGGGAGCGCCGGGACGGCGTCCTGCTTGCAATCAATAAAATCGAAAACGGAGCGCAGGAATATCGGATCGGCCAGCGGACGGTGCGCCGGCCAGATCTGGCGGCACTCTATGCGGAGTACCGCAATTTATCGGACGAGATTGATCGAAAGAGTCGGCCGCGGTCTACTGTGGCTATTTTGCGTCGAAGGAGGTGAGAAAGCTGGAGAAAAGAAAAATGAGCCTGATTGGTCGAATGATCTTGCCCTTTAACCCCAAAGGAGCATTACAGTACGAAAAGTACCGTCAACTGGCGCGCAGCATGTATACCGCCGCCGACCAAAGCCCACGCAGTGCGGGATGGACGACGATCAATGCGACGGGCGAGCAAACAAACCAGGCGTCGCGGGATATTGTCCGGGCGCGGTCGCGCGACCTGGAGCGAAACTCGGATGTGCTGGGCGGCGAACTGCTGGCATTGGAGCGCAATGTAATCGGCACCGGGATTGTCCTGCAGGCAAAAGTTCTCGGCGGAGACGGAAAGGAAAATGAGGATCTGAATGAACAGATCGAAACGCTCTGGAGGGAGTGGTGTCGGCCAGGCAATTGTGAGATCACGGGCAGGCTCAGTCTTTTTGAGGTAGAGACAATGATCGTTCGGCGTCGGTTTATCGACGGCGGGATCCTGATAGTCAAGGTTAAGGACGCTGATGAATTCCAGCTGCAGCTGATCGAGGTGGATGATCTGGATTCCACGGTGCAGGCATGCAACGATCACAATGTAATCGGCGGCATCGAGATTGATAAATTTCGGCGGCCGGTGGCTTACCACATTAAGGTTTATGACGCATGGGGGTTCCACGTCCGGACGGATCGGATTGATGCCGATCGGGTGATTTATCTGCCATTTCTCTCCAGGCCGAGTCAGGTGAGGGAGTTTGCAATGGCGGCGGCGTCCCTGCCGCGCATCGATGATGTCAATGAGCTTTTGGATTCGGCGGTGGATAAAGAGCGGGTTGTATCGCATTTATCGCTTGCGATCGAAAGCGACACCGGGACGATCGGCGGGCTGGTTGGCATGGGGCGCGGTGGAATTGATCTGGCGGGGCAGTCGGAAAGCGAAGGATCTACCGGCGAGCTGCTGGAGCAGGGAACGATCGTGCGTCTCAAACCGGGCGATAAAGTCTCGGTGATCGGGCAGCCAGGCACCAGCTCAACGGTTGATCCGCTGGTTAAAACGACACAGCGCCTTGCCGGCAGCAGCGCGGGCTTGAGTTATGAGGTTGTCTCGCGGGATATGTCTCAGGTCAATTACTCGTCGGCGCGGCAAGGGCTATTGGAAGATCAGCGGACATATCGGATCTGGCAAAAATATCTGATCGAGCATTTTTGCGACGTCATCTATTCGGAGTGGCTTGACTGGATGATCCTGACGCGCCGGCTTAATATCTCGGATTACTACAGTCGCCGTGCAGCCTATCAGCGACATATCTGGATCGCTGGAGGATGGGACTGGATCGATCCGCTCAAAGAGGTATCCGCCAACGCAAAGGCGCTCGAGACGAACCAGACCACGCTACAGGAGATCTGCGCCAGCAAAGGCAAGGATTACCGGGATATCCTGCGGCAGCGAAAAATTGAGCTGGATCTTATCCACGAGTTGATCGAAAATGAATCAGATATTTTGGACGAAAAGGATACAGGGCAGCAAGATCCAGAATCGCAGGTGGAGGAGTCCGCCGCCGCGACGATTGCTGATCAGGGGGACTCCATTCAGACCGTTTCGCTAAATGGCGCACAGATCGATAGTCTGATTGCTATTGTCCAAATGGTGGTTACGGGTAAGTTTCCATTTGATTCAGCGGTTGCAATCCTGACCGCCGCTTTCCCGTTTGATGACGAAACGGCAAAGAAAATCCTGAATAATGGCTTACAAATTAAAATTGAGGAGGATGAAGATGGCGAAAAATAGGATGCCTGAAACGGGGGTGGCAATGTTTCGATCGGGCGTTTTGGAGCGTCAAGATGTTGAGGGGCAAGAAAATCAATACGAAATATCCTTTTCGAGCGAGGAGCCGTATGCCCGTTGGGGTGATGCGGAGGTTTTACTCCATGAGGCGGGCGCGGTGGATCTCAGTCGATTTGAGGATGTCGGGACGCTGCTCTTTTCGCACGGGCACGATCCAAACTATGGCCGCGTGCCTATTGGCAAGGTTGTCCGGGCTTGGCTGGATGAAAGTGACCGAAAGTGCAAAGCAATCATCCAACTGGACGAGGAGGATGAAGCCTGCAAGCGTCTGCAATCGAAACTAAAACAGGGGATGCTGAGAGGTGTTTCGGTTGGATATTCGGTTGGGGCATGGACCCGCTTAGAGCCGGGACAAAAAAGCGCGGACGGTCGCTTTGTGGGGCCGATGTACATCGCGGCGCAGTGGACGCCGCATGAAATCAGTTTAGAGCCGGTGCCGGCCGATCCTACGGTCGGGCTCGGTAAAAATTTTGATAATGAGGAGGATAATCACATGAGCTTAAAAACTGGTAATCCGGCCACAGCGCCGGAAGGAACTGTAACACCTGCGGCCGTGCCGGCCGCCAATCCTACGCCGGAAGGGGTCGCTGGAGCCCGCTCGCAAGATCCGGAATTGCCTGCGGCTGGATCGGCTGACTCTGCAGCTCTTGAGCGCGCCCGTGTCCTGGAGATTAGCAATATGTGCCGCAGTTTTGACATTGACGCCGAGAGTTTTATTCGGGACGGCGTTTCTGTGGCCGACGCCCGTACTGCAGTGCTGGAAAAGCTGCAGCGGCGTGGTGCAAGCAATCCGGTGGATACCGGTGGACGCGGAGAGGTAACGATCGTCAAAGAGGAGATCGACAAGGTCCGTTCTGCGGCGACCGATGGCCTGCTCATGCGCTGCGGGGTATCGGTTGCAAAGCCTGCTGATGGTGCGCGAGAATTCCGCGGGATGAGCCTGCATGATATCGCGGTCGAATGCCTGGTGCGTTCGGGCGTTTCCAACGCGCACAGGATGAGCAAGGATGAGCTGCTGAAACGCTCGATGACGCCGGACAGCGCGTTTTCCGCAATTGCATCCGAGGTGGCAAATCGCACGGTTCTTGCGGCACACGAAACCGCGCCGACCACCTTCCAGCATTGGACCAGCAAAGCGACGTCGTCCGATTTCCGGCCGACCGACATCTATGAGATTAGCGCATCGGGCGAGCTGGATGAGATCCCGCAGAACGGCGAATTTAAGGAGGGCAAATTGAGCGACGCACCTGTCGCAACCCGCCGTCTGCTGACCTTCGGCAAAATTGTGTCCTTTACCCGGCAGATGTTTATCAACGATGACATCAGCCTCATCACCCGCACGCTGACCGCATATACATTGGCTTTCCAGCGCGGCATCAACAAGGCAGTATACCAGATTTTGAAAAACAACCCCACCATGCGCGACGGTTATACGCTGTTCAGCGCGAACCACAAAAACCTCGGTACTGGAGCGGTACCTGGGACGGCATCGTTCAGCGAAGCTCGTAAGCTGATGCGCCAGCAGAAGGATCTTGGAGGCGGTGTGACGCTAAATATCTCCCCGTCCTTCGTTCTGGCCAGCTCGGCGGACGAGACTCCGGTTGAGGCGCTGCTTGCCTCCCTGGCTGATCCGAGCTCCAACAATTCCGGGGTTGCGAACGTGTTCCGTAACAAAATGCAGCTGATCGTCGACGCTGAGCTGGATGTTGACAGCGGCGCGCAGCCGTACTACTTCGCGGCTGATCCCCGGCTTGCCGATACAATCGAGGTCAGCTATCTCAATGGTGTCGAGCAGCCGATGGTCGAAATGCAGGCGGACTTTGACACGCTTGGTTTCCGCTACCGGGTGTATGGCGATCGCGGTGTGACGCTGACCGGCTACAGGGGTCTGGTTAAAAATCCGGGTAAATCAACTGAATGAGGGGAGGAAATACAGATGGCAACTTATATCCAAAAGGGCGATGCGATCAATTATAAAAATGAGGGGTCCAACACGATCAAGTATGGTGATGTGGTCGTTTTGACCGACCGCATCGGGATTGCGGCCTGTGATATCCCGGTAGGGGAAAATGGCGCAATCAGCCTGACAGGTGTCTATGAGGAGGCAGCGGAAAATACGGCAGCATTTACCGCGGGGCAGCAGCTTTATTGGGATGCGACAGACAAAAAGCTGACCGCCACAAAGGCGGAAAGTGGCGCGATCCTGGCGGGCATTGCGATCGAAGCGAAAGCAACGGCCGGCACGAAAGTGCTGTTTCGGCTGTGAGGTGAGACGGATGGTTAAATTGACAAATCCGCTCGCTTACAACGGCCGAATCTATCCGATTGATACCGAGATCGCGCTCCCGGAAGATTTTGAGGACGCGATCCTCCGGGCGGGGAATGCGGTCCGGGTTGTCCGGGATGAGCCCGCCGTCAATCCGGAGGGCAAGGACCCTTTGAAAGATAAGGATCAGCGAGAGGATGAAAATCAGCTGGAAAATCCGGAGGGCCAGCAGAACTTTGAGCTTATGCTTGGACGTTGATGAGGTGGTGCTGTCATGAGCCTGCGAGAACAGTTTGACGAGGATCTTGACATCTTTTTCGACCTGGACGAAATGGCAACGGAGCATGACTTGCAGGGACGCAAGCTGCAGCTGGTGGTGGATAGCGACCAGCTGCAGAAAAACGCCCTGCAGGATCCTGGTGGCATCTTTGATGGAGATTTCCTCTTGTTTGCAAAAACAAGAGATCTCTCCGGTTTACGGATTGCGGCAGGGTCGCTCATTGAGTTGGATGCCCGTCCATATCAGATTTTGAGCGTCATCGATGAGGATGGTGTGACGCAGATCACGCTTTCCGCTGCGCGGGGAGGGAAATGAATTGCAGAAAGACATCATTTATGCAAATACCGGGCAGCTTGAAAAGATCGCAGATCTCCTCAAGGGATTTCCGAATACGGCCGTAAAAGTGATGAATCGTGTGTTGGTTCGTGCCGAAGGCAGTGTGCGGACCGAGACGGCCCGAATGATTCCAAAGGTTTTTGGGACAAATCAGACGGAAATCCGAAATGCTCTCAAAGGCCGGAAAGTACGGACGATCATCGGGAAAGCCGGGGTGGGGAGCATCTCAGTCGAGGTGCGCGGCCACCCCCTTACGGTGATCCGATTTCGCCACACGCCCAGCACGACAGCGGAGCCCAAAAGTCCGAAGGACGCCGGAAAGAAAAAAAGAAGGCGACGCAAGATCCAACCGAAGGTTATGATCTATCGCGGCAAAGGAATGATCCCCCTGGGGCCGGTGCCCGGATCCGATGGAAAATTGAAGCCGGTCTTTGTGGCGAGCACCAACGCAAAATCATCAGAATCTATCCAGCGCATCTTTTTTTACCATACCGGCAAAAAAATCAATGGAAAGGATAGCGAGCGTGAGGAGATGAAAGCTGCCCGAACGCTGTCAATCCCGCAGATGGCTACAAATCCGGAGGTTGCAGAACCTTTGACCGAAAAGCTTAATTCGATCATCGAGAAGCGGTTGACGCACGAGCTCGACTACGCTTTTAACGGACTCGGAACCAATTTGAAGGGCAGTGAGTGAAATGAGATCGATCGTAACAGCACTCCAGGATGTGCAAAAATGGCTGACTGATGTCGCCGCAGGGATGGAGTTGCAGCTTCCATCGGAGGATGATCGGATCAGGAGCTATACGCTTACAAATCCATGCGTGCATATAGGGATGATTCCGCCGGGCAGCATTTTGCCGGATTCGACAGTGATCCGGGTTCCCGCGCTCCTTGTGGGTGTTTCGCAGGGGTCGTTTGACGATGACGAGTCTGAGCTGCAGATGACCATCACTGCGATCATTTACGATCCCGGACATCAAACGGACGATGGAGGCAAGCTGCAGACAGAAATGAATTTTGACGGATATATCACTTTGTTGACCGTCCTGGATCATATTTCAATGGCGCTGATGAGAAATCAGGTTATTGATAATTTTTGGCAGATATCGTCACCGGTATCCGTGCAGACTTACGAGACGCAGCCCTGGCCGTATTGGTATGGTCAGATAAGATTTAACATGACGGGAGCGGCGTATCCGCAAACCAGATATAAAAAGGAGTGATTATCCATGAGAGAGTACAGACATGGCGCATATGCCGATCCAGAGAGTACGCGGGATTATGTGTCGCCGCCCGGCGTCGGTACGATCCCGGTCTATATTGGCCGCGCGCCGGTGCATCAGTTGGCGGATTACGCGGGAAAAACCAATGCGCCGCTGCTGCTGAACAGCTTTAATGATGCGGTCAAGCAGATCGGTTACACGGACAATTGGACGGATTTTGAGCTTTGCGAGGCAGTCTACGCGCATTTTAAAAACAACGTGCAGAGCGTCGGCCCAATTGTCGTGATCAATGCGCTTGACCCGGAAACCGGCAAAAGCGCGTCGCAGAAAAGCGCGACCATAAATTTCAGCAAGCGCAAAGCCTCCATTATTACGAGCAAAGCGATCCTCTCCACGCTGGAGATCTCCGGAAAAGTGGCCGGGACGGATTACGCTGCGGAGTATGCTTCGGATGGTCTGAGCATCCTGATCCGCGACCTCAAAGGAGGGCTCGAATCCGCTGAGGTTACCTATTACGAGGTAGATCCGACTGCGGTAGACGCTGCGGATATTGTTGGTGCTTTGGCGGCGGGACTGCGGCGCGTTTACTATGATCTGCAGGAGGTGCCGACAATCCTCTGCTCTCCGGGATGGAGCGCAGAGAAAACCGTTTATGAGGCGCTGGTTGCCGCCGCTGAGAAGATTAATGGACACTGGTACGCCTACGTCAATGCGGATCTCGACTGCAAGACGGCAAAGACAATTGATGCGGCGATAACGGCAAAGGAAGCATACGACGTGGAGGCGAGCTCAGCGTCCCTCCTGTGGCCGATGGCAAAGAAAAACAACCGCGCTTACCACTTGAGTACGCTCAATACGGTCACGATGCAGTGGGTAGATCTGGCAAACGACAATATGCCCTTTGAAACGCCGTCCAATAAAAGGGTGGATATCGACTCCCTTTGTCTGGCGGATGGGTCCGCGATACAGTACGATCAGACCGAGGCGAATCGGCTCAACGCTGCCGGGATCGATACGGCAATCTACTGGGAGGGTACCTGGCGCATGTGGGGACCTCATACAGCGGCCTTTGTCCATGATCAGGAGATGGATCGGCGGGATGTGTTCGACTGCAATGTGCGTATGGTGCATTACGTAATGAACCTTTTCCAGCGCCGCTACGGGAATGAGGTAGACAAGCCCATGCGCCGGGCGCGCAAGGATACCATCCTCAACGATTTTCAGGCGACGCTCGACAGTATGATCGAGTATGGCGCGCTGCTCTCAGGTGAGATCTCCTTTGAGGAGGCGGAAAACTCCCTGGACGATATGGTGCTCGGGAATTTTGTATTTAGCACGGTTGTCAGCAATCCGGTGCCGGGCAAAAATATCACGACAAAAGTCCGTTGGACGGCTGACGGCCTGACTACCATGTTCGGAGGTGGCGAAGAATGAGTCAGAAAGTGATTATAGGTGCGGTCGGCTCGATGGTCGTTGAGGCAAACGGCCATGAGAGCACGAACGTTACCAGCGTAACCTTTTCGGATGTCGAGCGGCCAACGTCCGAAATTAAGGGCGCTGGAATCATGGGAGCATTCGCGCTCCCGATTTCCGGACAGGTGAGTCCGATGACCGCGTCGATCTCGCTGCGTGCGGCCGGAAGCGACAAAAAATATTTTGTCGGGGACAACGTTGATCTTGAGGTCCGCTTTGTCAATGATTGCCGATCGACCGATGGCACGCTCTTTGTGGCCGGTACAAAAATCTTTATGCGCGGGCATACGACAAAGATCAGCAACGGTAAGGGCGAGCCGGGCAGTACAAGGGATGAGACGATCGAATACTCGGTTGTCCGTTTTCGGGAGATCGTTGACGGCGAGGAAACTATGTTGGTGGATCAGATTGCAAATGTGTTCCGCGTTGGCGGAAAGGATCTGATGGCTGCCGTCCGCCGCACATTGAGATGAAAGGAGCAAAACCATGAACGAAGATAATTTGACGACATTGCCGGTGACTGGCGAATTTGGTGACGATCCTGATGGGCTGGAGCTTTCGGGCGAGGAGATTTCGGACGAAAATGTACTCAAGCTGCAGATCCCGCTCAAGGCGAACGGTCAGGAATACGATAAGCTCTGCTATGACTTTGAATCGCTCACGGCAAAAGATCTGCATGAGGTCTCGAAGTATCTAAAGCAGGTTGGCAGCACGGTCATGATCCCGGCGTTTGATTACGACTATCAGCTTTGCCTTTTCCACAAGGCG